TCTATATTGATTATCTGAACATCTGTGCATCAGCGAGGTATAAAGGTGCGATTGTCAATTCTTACACGTATGTCAAGGCGATTGCTGAGGAGCTTCGGGGTCTTGCTGTGGAATGTAATGTTCCTATTGTCACAGCTACTCAAACTACTCGCAGTGGTTATGGCAATAGTGATCCTGACCTTACCGATACTTCTGAGTCTTTTGGTTTGCCTGCCACTGCTGACTTTATGTTTGCTCTTATCAGCACTGATGAGCTTGAACAACAGGGTCGCATCATGGTCAAACAACTTAAGAACAGATACAACGAAACCGCTGCCTCACGAAAATTCATGGTGGGAATTGACAGATCCAAGATGAGGTTGTATGATGTAGCGGAGGATGCTTCTGACATCAACATCAATCAAGAGGACCCTGGTGAAGAGTTCTCACAATTTGCACAAACACAAAACCGACTATCTAAATTTGCTGAGTGGAACGTATGACTATTAAATTTGAACGCTATGAAGAATTTGTTTCAGCAGTTACTTCAGAAGCTTCTACAAACTTTGTTGACTTTGCTGATCGTATCGGGGATCTTGATCGACAAGGTGCCAATATTGAGAGATTGCTTACTGCTGGCGTTGGAATTAATGCTGAGGGCGGTGAGTTCCTTGAGATCATTAAAAAAATGGTCTTCCAAGGAAAACCGTGGAACGAAGATAACCGCGAGCATCTTATTATTGAGTTGGGTGATGTTATGTGGTACGTTGCTCAAGCTACAATGGCACTTGATATATCCTTCGATGAGGTAATCGATACCAATATCAACAAACTGAAGAAACGTTACCCTGGTGGTGAGTTTAGTGCCCACAAGTCAGAAGTTCGTGCAGCAGGTGATCGTTAAAATATTATAAAGAACCCTCCATTTGTGAGGATTTCATGATAATATAGATATGTCAGCAACGAACTGCCAATGATCAACCTGCATGAAAAATTTAATCACTATCTTCATACTAATAAAACACCCGATTGTGGAAATATTACTGATGGTTTGATCGGGTATGGATGGTGGGATGATGGTAAACAAATCGTAGGATACTATCTCTTAACCAAAGAACACAGGCATCATTATACTTTGACTCATCAGTATATTGGAAAAGAATCTAACTAACTTTTATACCTCCTCTAAATACTAGGGGAGGTATTTTTTATGGCAGAAAATATTAGTGCTGACGTTAACGAACTGCACTGTGCCTGGTATCTTAATGGCAAGTCTTGGACTGGTGGACTGGATTCTACTGACAAGGCAGTTTATGATGATCGCGTAGAAAAACTATCTAAAAAATCAGATGAATTGCAAGCTAGAATAGCACAAGCAGAAGTCATGGCAGACAAGTTTGTGGAGTGGGCTGGTAGACATGGATATACTGGTGTAGATAAGGTATATTGGACTGCCAAATCGTCTTTTAACTATAGAAGTTTACCTGGTAAGTATAGTTCTTCTTATGTGTCGGAGAGTAAGAACAACCCTACTGATGTACTTGTTAAATTTAAATCCTCTACCAAATATGCTGATCCATATCTAGGATTATCTGCTAAATCTTTGCTCAAAACACTGACTCAAGAGGCACCTGTCAAGAACCCAGGCATGGGTAAGATTGAAGACTTCATCAAACAACCTGGCGTCTTTCAAAAACTATTAGAAGAGGGTGTTACAGCAGCGCATAAGGAGTGTGGAGTGCCATATGCAGGAAAATATTTGAATAAAGATAAAGTTAAAGCACTGAAGGATGATCCTGAATTTGCGGTAGTCAATACAAAATATACCAAACAAATTCTTGGTGGATGTAGAGACATTTTGAAGGATGCATTCACCAAGATGGGTGATATTGATATCAAAATGTATATCCTTGACGAGTTGCTAGACACAGATAAACTGCCCAAGTATGTCAAGGTGACTGGTAGATCTGATAAGACTATAACAAACGTTCAGGCAACAGTTGATGACCCACTAGGCAATGCAAAGTTTGATGCACTGGTTAAAAAGAATAAACCTCTTAAGTATGAGAACCTAGGTGGTGATGATGGTTATACTATTGGTGTTAAGGCAGGTGAAAAACAAATTGTCCAGATCAGATTTAAGTTCTCTGGTACACAACTAGCAACTACATTGAAGATGAGTGTTGCTCCTTGGCCTGGTTCTATAGAGAAAGGGATTGAGTCAGACTGATGTCAAATATTAAACAGCTTAAACACCTAGAGCATCTAGAAGATGAGATGTTAAACTATGGCACTGATGGGTGTATGGCAGCAGTGTCATTTCTCAAAGAACTTCGTAAGATGTTAGGTCACCAGGAAAGTGGTGGATTCATGCAAACTAAATGGGATGGTGCTCCGTCTGTTATATGTGGTGTACATCCAGAGCATGGATACTTCTTTGTGGGAACCAAGTCGGTATTTAATAAGACTGAACCAAAGATCTGTGCATCAGAAGCAAAGATTGACATGCTATATCAGGGAGACTTGGCAGAAAAACTAAAGTTCTCTTTGAGATACTTTAGTGAACTAGGTATCAAGGGTGTGGTGCAAGGAGACCTGTTATTTACCAGTGATCTAAAGACAGAGACAGTTGATGGAGAGAAACTGTATACATTTAGACCCAACACTATCACCTATGGTATACCCATAGATCATCCTATTGGAAAAGCAGCAAAGACTGCTAAAATAGGCGTAGTATTCCACACGCATTACACTGGTAATATTTTATCAGAGATGCAAGCAAGAGCTGGTGCTGATATTACTGGTTCTTCTGATGCATTGGTGATTAAAAATGACACACCAATGGATCAAGTTGGTTTTAGTCAAATAGAATTACAACGCTTTGATAGACATGTACAAAAAATCGAACGCATGTGTGCCGTTGCTGGTCCTTTTCTTGACAATCTTGTCTCTAATATGGGCAACACTGGTGATAAAAAATTCCACATCTCTACCTACATCAAACAGTTCTTCAATTCAGAAGTTAGAACTGGGACACAGATTACGAACGTGGACGAGACGATCAACGCACTGGTAAACTTCTACGATGAGAAGATGCAGAAGGAGTTGGGAAAGATCAAGACAGTTGCTAATAGAACCAAGAAATGTGCGCTAGTATATGAGAGTGAAAACTATCTCCTAGATAATGTCTATAACTTTAAGACTATGATTTCTCTTTATAAAGAGATTCAAGATTTAAAACAATTGGTTATAGATAAACTGGACCACCTAGAAGAGTTCCGAACCTATGTCCAGACAGAGAATGGATATAAGGTGACGACACCTGAAGGATATGTTCTTCATAAAGATGGTAGTATGATTAAATTTGTTAATAGATTTGAGTTTGCATTCAATAACTTCACTCTACAAAAACAATGGCGTTAAATTGTAAGACCTGCTACTTTACGTTTGGCAGATTCCAACCACCTACTACGGGACATAAAGAAAACTTTGATGGAGTGAAACGTGCATCAGGACGACATGATTATCGCATTTATATTTCTCAATCCCACGACGCTAAAGGAAAGAATCCCCTCCCACCTAATCGTAAACTATTCTACATGGAGAAGATGTTCCCAGAACATAAGGGTAAGATCTTTTCGGGTCCTAAACAACCCGTGGAGATCTTACAGGAGCTTATGATGGCAGGGTATAATGAGGCAGTGTTTCTTGTAGGATCTGATAGGGTATCAGCCATGTCATTCCTCCATAAATATAACGGCACGGAGTTTTCTTTTAGAAAACTAGAAATTAAATCTTCAGGCAGCAGAGATGCTGATGGAGATACCTTTGCTATTTCTGGAACGAAGATGAGACGTGCTGCTTTTGCTGCCGACTTCAAAACATTTAGGTCTGGTATACCCAGAGCACTGAATGATAAAGATTGTATGGCAATGATGATGGAAATTAAGGAAGCACTCCCCGCTAATTTTAAATGAAAAATTTCAAAAAATTGAGAGAGCAAGCAGTTCGTCAACAGCACAGACAAACTGATACATTTGCTGAAGGTGATATTGTTATGAATGCATTGACTGGACAGAAAGGTAGTATACATAGATCTGGAGTCAACTATGTCATTGCAATCACCGAGTCTGGTGAAATGTTTAGAGCGTGGGTAAAAGACATCCGCGCCGTACAAGTAATTGATACCATAAATAAAGACAGGAAAAGTAGTATTTTCAATAATGGAAAGACAGAAACCAGTCAATAGTGTGCAGCATAATGATGCCTATTCCCAGGCACTTATCAATTCGTATTCCAAGTGGATGGGTGGAGATGGATTCCAACAGTCTACTATCAGTGAAGAGTCTGCTACCATCCCCGCACCAGAGAAGAAAGATCTAGGAGCTCCTGGTCCTGCTGGTGGTACTGATGCATCTACTTCTATCCCTGACCTTGCTGGTAAGGATAAGAAAGAAGATGATTTCTCAACTAAAGATCCTAAAACAAACGCTGCTCCCCCTGATCCTGCTGCTAACCTGCGTACAGGTCAAGGCATGAAGTATTCTGTTGGAGCACAGATCAAAGATACTACTAAAGTTGCTGTAGAGTCAGTTTCTTTTGAACTTGATGGAGCAACATACATCTTTGAAGTTAAGATGGATGGTAAAGATGACAACGGTAACACCTCTTGCTGGAAAGGATATAAGAAGCAAGGCACCAAGAAGAAAGGTGGTAAGGAAGTTAACAACTGTGTCAAGGCAGGCTTTGAGCCTACTGGCGAAGAGATCAAAGAGAAGAAACTTGATCCCGTAGGCAAGGAAGATAAGGACATCGACAACGATGGTGACCATGATAAGTCTGATAAGTATCTTCTAGCACGTCGCAAGAAGGTCTCCAAGATCGTCAACACCAGTAAGAAGATGAAAGAGCAGGCAGAACTTCGTAAGGAGATTGGCGAAGAAAAAAAGTAAAATCGGCACACGTTGAAGTGATGCCTGACATCAAAGACGGTGCTGCCGAGGATAAAGAGAATAACAAGAAGAATAAAAAGTATATTCTCAAGGCAATTAAGAGTCAGAAAAAGGCAGACTAAATAAGGGCGTATACTATGCCCCTAAAATCATGCTATCATTTCTACTTCCCCTGGCGTCAAAAATTATTACCGATGCCATTAATAAAATCCCAGAGAATGAAGAACTTGGTGAGAAGATGGTTGAGATCTGTCTTGTTATTCTTGCTAAAGCGGTTAAGCTGACCAAGACTGACATGGATGATCAACTACTTGAAGTTGTCACCAAAGCGATTAAGAATAGAGAAGAGTGATAATATAGGGAGAGCATAGTGCCTCTCCCTTTTTTTTATAAATACATATTAGGTAAATATAAACGCGCTGAAAACTCATGTCCCTATACGGAAAGGATGACAGCAATGCTAACAAAGCCAAAGCAGGCATTGGCATTGCTGCATCATCACAAGCAAAACAAACAATCTTTATTGATGACACCGAAGCAGCACTTGCCGAGAATAAGGCTCGTGGTCTGAATGCTCCTGGTTGGTGGTCTTACTATACCTTCACTGATTGTGATGGTCACACTCGCCATAAGGCAGAGATGCTAGTAACCATTGCTGGTCCTGAAGCTAACTCTAACGAAACACAGGCAGACGACGCTGCAGCAGCAGACGTAAGCGTAGCAATCACTATCAATACACAACCTGCAAATACTGCGGTTGCTGTTGATGCTGCTTTGACACTTACTCTTGCCGCTATCGCAACTCCTCCTGCAGATGCTTCTGTTCTCACCTATCAGTGGCAGAAGTTGTCTGATGCAAATCGTTGGGCGAACATTTCTGGAGAGACTGCAACAACCTTTGCGGTTGCAGAATATGCAGCAACTGACGCTGGTTCCTACCGTGTCAAGATCAACTCCACTAATGGTGCTACCGAAGTTATCTCCGCTACCGCAGTAGTTACTACCGCCTAATAA